CGGTTAGTTCAAATTCCCGCGGCGTCCTGGTCCGGGTTCTTGCTGTCCCTCCGCTGTGGTGTCTTATGATCTCTGCCCGGTTTTCGTGGCGGTTGTTTGTAAAGCTGTTCCATTCGCTGCCCAGGACGATCGCCCTGACTTTCGTCTTGTAGTAGGCCCGGAGCATGGACGGCTGGTCGCGGTATTTGCCGCTTCCCCATTCGGCTTGCCATGTCGCCAGGTATCTCTTTGAACCTGGCCCGCGGCGAAAGGCCCAAACTCCGCCCGCCAGAGCGATTTCATCGTCTGCTCCGACCAGCTCCCGCGTTTCGTTGTAATCCGCGGCGTCTTTATTGCGCTTCAGGTATGGGACCGTGTCCCGGCTGTTTATGTCCTTCGTGAAAACCATTTCCCAGCCTGCTTCCAGGCAGTAAAATAAATGCTCTATGCTTTCGGTTAGCTCCGTGTCCGCGTCTAAATAAATGACCTGCTTCCATTCCTGGGGTGCTAATTCGTAAGCGGCGAGCTTTGTGTTCCTGGCGCCAACTCCTGGGCTTTCATGGTTTACGTGGACGTCGGCTTCCGGGAGCGGCTTATCCGAGGCGACCGCGACCTGGGTTTCCGGCATGAATTGATTTATGCTGCGAATCAGGGCCCTGGCGCAGCGCCGGGCTGCGGCGCCGTAGGCGACGACGTATATTCCGCGGTCCTGCCTTTTGTTTCGGCGCCGGGCTTTCCCGGTTTGCTGGACCATGTCCTCGATTTCGGCAAAGGCTTTGGCGTGTCCCTCCGCCCATGCTTCGTCGGTGAACCTGGCGGTCGCTTCGCGGAGCTCTTCCGGGTCCGCTTTTGTTTCCCTGGCCCTGGTGAGGGCCTCGATCATTTTGTTGACATTTCCGGCCTCGTAGCGCTCGATTCCTGGGATGTCTGGTAGCTCGTCTAAAAGTCCTACTCCGGCCGGGATCACTATTTTTTTCCCGCAGGCGAGCGCCTCCAGCGGTGGGTATGGAATTCCTTCGATCAGGGCGGTGCAAAGCAGGATGTCGATTCCCTGGTAAAATTCTTGCAGCCGGTCGTATGGTAGCAATTTGGCCGGTATCGGCCAGCCTTTTCCGGCGGCCTGGTAATCGAATTCGCCTCCTGTTTTGGCGATCGCCTCTTTTAGTAGGGTTTCGCCTTTGCGGCCTCCCTGGTAAACGAATCCCGCTACGCCCACTTTGTTGCCGGGGCTTTTCCTGGTTTTGATCGGTTGAAACTTTTCGCGGTCGAGCGGTGGGGTAATTTTTGCTGTGGCTCCGTAGCTGGCCAGGTCCTCGTAATATTGCTGGGCTGAAGTGATCCTTAAAATCGCTTTCCGGGCCCGCTCTTCCCAGATCGCTACCTTCGCCGCGATGCAATCCTCCCGGTGCGTAAAATATGCGGCGAATGGCAGGCCCTTTAAATCGTTACGTCCGTCTAAATATGGCAATGCGTAATTTAGGCGGGCGCCCGGGTCCGGGTGGCTTGAAATGCTCCAGCCGAGCTCCTTCACTAAGATTCTGGCTTTGCGGCTTAGGATGCTGGTGTCTCCTGGCCCGCTCCGAATGATGTGGATCATCTGACCTTCTCCATTTCTGCAAAAATGCTGGACCAAATTCCCTGGCTGTTCTGCTTTCCGGTGCCGCCCTTTTTCCTGATCTTCCACTTCCGGGTGGTGTAAAAGTTGTTGCCGGTGTTTTTTGACTTGTAATCGAAAATGCTGGTGAAACTCAGGGTGAAGGGCCTCCGGTGGGTCGGGTCTCCCCAGCAGCCAATGTAGTCCTCCGCGTTTGGTAGCTTGACGTATAAAATGCCGCCCGGCCGTAAAATCCGCCAGCATTCGTCGATCGCCTTTAGAAGGTCGATGTCGATGTGCTCGAAAACGGCTTTGGCCGTAATCTGTTCCATGCTGCCGGTCCTCCAGGGCCATGGCAGCTGGTTAAGGTCCCAGACCGCGTCGATCTCCGGCCGGTGTTTCATCCGGTCGTGATTAATCCATTTGGTCGGGTCCTCGATCAGGTTGCCTGCTCCTAAATTTAGCCGGGTTTTTTGCATTTTATATGATCCACTTTTCTGCCGGTAACGGCTTGATCAGCGGTTTGGTCTCCCAAGCTGCCGCGATGAATGCGATCCTCGGGTCCCATTCGGCCTTTAGCTCCTGGTAGCGCTTGAGCATTTTGGTGGTCCTTTCGTTCGTTAAAACGAAAATCAGCCGCGGGTCGAACAGCGGTATGCGTAGGTCCCCGAGGCCCAGGTTTATGATTTCCTGCTGGCTTTTGCCTTTCATGAAGTCGCTGGCCAGCTCCTGGTATGGCCGGAAAGGGCTTATCGCTTCCCAGCGTCCCAGCCATTTGAAGCCCTGGATCAGCTGGGCGGGGCTTACCGTTATGCTTTTGTCAAGGATCGCTACTTTCCTGGCCTGCGTGCTTTCCTTTATGATCGGGTAACCGCAGTATTCCTGGCGGTTGGTCCCTTCGATTAGGATGGCTTCTGCGATCTTGGTATTCATAACTGCTGGGCGGAGGGCTTCCTCCGCCCGCCTCCGTCTTTAGGTTAATTAGCTGCCGGGTGAATCCTGGTCGACCAGCGCTACGACGGCTGCGTTTTCGTCCTCGTAGTCGGCGTCGCCCTCGATGGTCAAAACAAAATCGGTGCGGCGCGATTTCGGAATCCGGTCGCGCTCGATGGTTACTTCGTGGAAAAGTCCCCAAACCATGTTGTCCGGGTGCTGTAGCATGGCTACTCTTCCGGCGCCGGTCGGGTATGATGCGCTGCGCTCGAGCATGGGCACGTAGGTGATCGGGACGCCCTTGTAAGGTATCGGGGCTGCTCCGGTCATCGCCTGGTCCCCAAGCTGGGTCCCGCGCTTCTTGAGCAGGTTTCGGTAGGCGTTCTCGATGCTCCAATCTACGTAAATGCGCCATTCGGCTCTGTTCTGCAGGTATTGCTTCGGTACCGCGGCGATCAGGGCGTCAAACATGTTCTCGGGCCAATTATCGGAATCCGCGGGGTTGAAGTCTCCGCCGCTTCCGCCGTAAATCTTATTGGCTGCCCGCTTGGTCCAGCCGTCGGTGAGGCTTAGAATTTCGTCGGTTTCGAATGCGATGTCGGTGTTTGCCAGGAGGAACCATTCTTCCAGGTCCCGGCCTGCCGCTTCGCCGAAAAGGCTGATCAGGGTGTTTTCGAATCCTCCCCTTTCAATGTTTCGGCGCAGCGCGTTGTCCTTGATTCCGGTGATCGCCTGGAGCTCTTTGGCGATCAGTTTGTTGGTGGCGAAAACTGGTTTTACGTGTTCGCCGTCTGCCAGGTCGCGGTCAACTCCTGATGTGTCGGTCCCTGATTTCAAAATCCTCCCTACGAAGCCTACGCGGTCGATGTCGACCTGCTGGGCGTCCATTGGGATAAATCTTGCCTCCTGCAAAATCACGGTCCGGTGCTGGACCGTCTCTACGAAGCGGTCAAACTTATCGGGTGTTAAAATTCCTTCATCCAGGTCGCCTACGGTGATCGCCTTAAAGGCTGAATCCAGCCTGGCGAGCAGCTCGGCGTTGCTTAATGGGTTACCCACTTATACCGCCTCCTTTCTGGGTTTTTTGTTATGCTGAATGCAATTTGCGGCCGAATGCGTCGCGGCCTTTGACCGCTGACTTTTCAGCTGGCTCGTCCCCTTCGTCGTCCCCATCCTGGCCTTTTAGCGCTGTGGCTTTGGTGCCTCCGAGCTTTTTGGCCAGGGCTTCGATTTTATCGGTTAGCTCCGATTTCAAGGCCTCGTATTCGGCCTTGTAATCTGGCTCATCGGGTTCGTCTGGGGTGTCGCCATTTTCTTCGGGTTCCTCGGTGGCCTGGCCCTTGATCGCCTCTTCTAAAGCGGCGAATTTTTCATCCAGGCTGGCCATGCTTTCCTTGACGGCGCTTTCTACCAAACCTTTGATTTCCTCTTCTGTCATATCGCTGTCGCCTCCTTTCTGGCCGGGAATGGGCGCTTTCTTCTTGCTATTTGCTTCTTCTTCCGCTTCGCTGATCAGCTCCAGGAGCGCTTCATGTGCTGCTTTTAGCTTGTCGACGGTGGCCTTGGCAAAGCGGCGCCCTTCTTTCTCGGCCGATTCCGGGTTATTCGATGACGTTTTCCCCAGGGCATTTAAAATCTTGCCGATTAGGGTGGTGTCGGGTGCTGGCTCTTCCTCTTTGGCCTTTAATGCGAAAAACTTTGCTTTCGGGACCGCGGGCTGGTTTACTACTGAGACGTAAACCGGTACCCAATCGGGGCCTAAATCCCGGAGCAAAGTTTTCTTTAGTGCGGCGTCGGCCATCGGGTCGTCGGTGCTTTTCCCGGCGGCGATCGCTTCCTGTAAATTTTTCATGGCTGCTCTTTTCATGCCCATGACCGAATATCCGGTCAGGGTTCCTTTCTCGACCGCTTCCCAGGTTGCTTCGTCGAGGCGGCTGCCTAAAATCCAAGTCCCTTCCGGGAGGACCATGTCCTCCTGGCCGTGGACCGTCTTGACGGTCATTTCGGCTGGCAGTAGGTAGCTCTCGACCGGGCGGCCGACATTGTTGAGGGTGTGCTGAAGGTCTACGTTCTGGTAGCTTTCCATCCATTCGTGGGCTGCTGCTTCAATTTTTTCCTTGGTTACCGATTCTCCGTCGTGGTCAAGTTCTCCTGGGACCAGGACGGCGGCGTATGCGATGCGCTTTGCCGCGTTTTTCATGACGATCGGTCCGGTAATTTCGGCGTCGTCGCATCTCTTTGATGTGCAATCCGCGGCCTTTTCTGCTGGCCATTTGCCTAATGCCTGGTAATGTAGCCAGGCGTAGAGCGCGTTGACGTTGTCTATTCCTGGGGTCCCGCTTAGGGTTGAGACGCAGGTGTCAAAACTTCCTCCTGCCCAATCGTCGAATGTGTCGATCAGGTCGCTGACGCCTTTCATGGCCATTTTGGGGTTCGCGGCCATGAGGCGCTTGGTTACGAAAAGGTTGTCGACCTCTTTCGGCTCGCCAAAAATAATATCGCCCTCCACTTCAGCGTAAGCCATTTCGTAAAGCTTGTCGCTTTTGTAGTTTCTGGCGATAACGGCGTCCTCGAAGGTGTGGACAAGTCCGAGTTCGGCTTCTTCTCCGTTAATTTGCTGGAGGGCCCAAACCATTTCTCTTATCCGGTCCAGCCTGGCCTCGAATGATTCGGCTGCTGTCCGTATGCCCATGCTCTTTTCACCTCCTTTGTGGGTTTTCCTTCCGGGTATTTAAATCCTCCTTTGCAGTTTGTTTAATCTTAAGGCTTGTTCTAAATCTTGTCAAGTTTCCGCCTTTTAAATTTCTTTCAGCCAGGCGATCTTGTCTTTGTTGAATTGGTAAACTGGTAGCGCTTTGAATTCGGCGACCGTCATGCCCTGGGCTTCGATCCAGGCGAGCAGGTCGTCGGCGCTTTCTATGTCCGGGAAGTCCCATGCGGTTTTGGTCCAATCCGCGTTCGCCAGGTCGCCGTCCGGCCAAATGACGTATGGTTCTCCGGCGGCTTTCGGCGCCGCGGCGGTCATGTCTGCTATGGTCTGGGCGATGTCGACGACGTTGTCTGCCGCTTCTCTTAGGGTTGAGGGGTGCCCTACTATGGTTGCCCAGCTCTGGGGTTTCCCGCCCATGACCACAAATTCGGATTCGGTTAAACAGCCGAATCCGCTCCGCGGGGTGCCGATAATGTTTTTGGCCGGGACCTTCCCGACCATCATCAGGCTGTGATCGCCTATGTGGGTCCCTCCGGCAAAGCCTATGGCCGTGTCGGGGCTTGCTGAAAACGACGAGGCGGGCTGCAGCTGGACCTTACTGACTTTGGCCGCTACTCCCTGGTATCGCGGGTCGCTCGGTGACATCCCCATCATTTGGATAAACGCGTCGTCGGAAATCCTCATGCCGCGGTAAAGGACGATCTCCCGGATTCCTTCCTGGGCCAGGTGTTTTTGGGTTACGTTGTATTGGGCCCTGGCGATCGCCCGCAGGGCGTCGCCGTTCTGGTTGAAATAGCCGGTCGCGGCCTTCATCGTTTCACGGGTAATGTGCTGCATTCCTTTCATTCCGGTTTTAAATTCGGCGTCGAATGCCATTTGCATGGCGATGGCCTGGGTGTTGTTGTCGCCGCTGGTCTGGGCCCAAAGCTTGACCTGGTTATTGATCGCGGTTTTGTAGGCGTCGGTGGGGTATGTCCCTACTCCGTGGAGGCCGCCCGCGAATTCCCTTTCGGCGAATGCCCTGAATGCCGGGTTGTCTTTCAGCTCGTTATAAATTTCGTTGACGACCTCGTCTTTTAGCGCTCCGGCGTTCAAATAATCAAATTCCCCTTCTTTTGTGATGAAGTCCTCTCCGAGTTGCTCTGAATCCATTAAGGTTTGGACGTCGTCTAAATCGTCGAGGCTGACTTCGCCCTGTTCGAATTCGCCGGTGTCCTCATCAAGCTTGACCAGCTCTGATTCGTAAAAAAACTGCTTCCCGGGCGGCGGGCCGTAGCCTTCCGGCATGATAAATGGGACCACTCGGCAGCGGCAGTTGATCCATTCCTCGATCGGTCCGCCTTTGTCTCCCGGGTATTTTAGTCCGTTTGAAAACTCGTCGCCGGTCCTGACGATCTGGCCATGCATTCCTGGGGGCCCGGCGCTGTGATCCGCGTCGTGCCCGGAATTGTCCGGGGTCCTGGTCCGGTCGTCGTCGGCTCCCCACCATTGTTCAAAGGCGATGCCCTGCATATCCATTTCGCGGTGCCGCATCGCGTTCTGGCTGCCGTTGATCTCGGTCCTGGCTACGCGTTCGAGCTCGTAACCTCTCATGTTTTGGAAGCTGTCCTTTAGGCGTTCGGCTGCTTCGTCGATGCCCAGGCCCTGCTCGTAGCTTTCCGCTAAATTCATTTTAACGTCGCCGGTCATTCTGGCCAGGGTCGCTTCGCTGGCTTCGAAGCTGCGGCCGCGGATGTAGCCGTAGGTGGTGTGATCCATTTCGTGAAATTGCAGCTGAGCTCCGCGGTTAGCTGCTTCGTCGATGACGTCGCGTTTGGCCTGGTTCGCGGCGTCGATCGCCGCGTCGGCGGCGGCCTCTTTAAAGGGCTCTTCCATTTTCCCCAGGTGCTGCAGGAGGACGGCCTGGGCCGCGTCTCCTGCCGGGACCTGGCCGGTTTTCTGTAGCTGGGCTATGGTTGCGGCCGCGGCCTTATCGAAAAGTCCCTGGAGGCTGCTGGTGAGGCGGGCTTCGGCGGCCTGGGTCCAGCTATTTGTTGATTTTAAAGCCGTCCAAAAGTGTAAGGACCGTTCGATCTCGGTCGCTATTCTGATCAGCGCTTCGTGCATCCTTGACCGCCACCTTTATGATTTTTTCTTGAAGGTCCTTTAGCACCTTCTCGACCTGGTCCGCGGGCATTTCCTGGGTTAGCGGCTGCCCGCCAATGAATCTTTGGTCCAGCCGCGGATCGTCCGGGTCGTCCTCGATGCCGTATTTGGGGCCCATCAGCCGAATGACGTCCCTGATTCGTAAGGCGCCCATGTCGAAAAGCTCCTTGATCATGTCCAGGTCGTGCTTTTCGTCGGCGGTGTCTATTTCGCGGAATTTAAATTCCCAATCCTTGGTGTCAAATCCGTGTTCGTCCCAGAGGATGTACTGGTTGATCATCGCTTCGATCGTTTCCTGCCGCGGGTTGATCACCGAGGCTTTATAAATCTCGGTTGATTCCTCCGCGGTTGATCCTCCGAGGCTGCCGATCTCGACGATTCCTAAGCGGTAGGGCGGGACGCCGTGGGCGCTTATGATTTCGTCGCGGTTGTCTTTGCGGTATAGCCGGAAGCTGGCGTCTTTAATGTCGACGGCCAGCGGCTGGAATTCGACCTCTACTTTGCCGCCGCTGGTCCCTTCCATGGTCGGGACGGCCAGGACGAGGGTGGCGTGCGGGTTATTGGCCAGCGCCTTGAAATGTTTTTCGATCGTGTTTTCGAGCTCGGTGCGCCCGTCCTCATCGCGGTCCCCTGGGTCGTAATCGCCGGTGATAAAAACGGCGTAAGCCGGGACGCCAAAGTTGTCGAAAAAGGCTATGTTGTAATCGCGTCTGGCCAGGTCGCCGTGGACGGCGCCTAATGCCGGGACGATGTCCGGTATGCCGTAGTAGTCGGAGCGCTGGGTGTAAAGCGAATTCCAGATCAGCTCTGCGGCGCGTCTTTCGGGTGGCAGGCTGTTTAGTTCGTGCTCGCTGCCAGTGTCTTTGTCGACGTCCTTTTCGTAATTCATTTTCTTGAACCAGCGGGTTTTGTTGCCGCGCTTCTGGGCGTATTTATTTTCGCTGTCGTGAATGCGGAGGGTGTGGCCCGGCACGTGGGCTATGATTTTCGGGCGGCCGTCCGGGCTGTAGCCCTCGCGCACAACTTCAAGTCCGCCCTGGCCAACGACCTCTACGTCGTATTGG